GAAAAAACCTTTAATACGACCGGCATGGTGCGAGGTTGATGAGATTATACCTTCCACCATTCATTCACATCTCCCTAGTTATTTTCGCGAATTAACACAGTATTTTACATCCCCTTGTTGTAAGACGGCTCGACCTTTGGGCTCTTCTTCTTATTTTCCTTCGGGGCTTGATGATACTGATCGGGGCTATGGTCCCTCTGTTATGAGTGAATTTGCTTTGTATAAGGGTTTGACGCGTTATACGTCACAACGTTTTAGTATACCCTCTGATCGTTTGGATCGGATTCTTGATGGTCTTAACTTTCTTTTTGGAAAGAGTATGCCTTCTTTTCAATCCTATTCGTTTCAGGAGTGTGTTGATTCGTTGGATCTTACTAAGTCAGCTGGATACCCTTTGTTTTATAAATTCAAAGATAAACGTGCTGTTATCAGTCAGATTTTTGAGTCTATTGAGGATCAATTTAAGTCTTGCCTTTCTGGCAACTTACCTAATATTGTTTTCTCTGCGACTCTTAAAGATGAGATTGTTCAGAAAGTTAAGATTGATGCTATGAAGACTCGAGTTTTTATGTCTTCCCCTTTGCTTCATTTATTACTTTCGCAGCATGTTTTTGGACACCAGAATGATGTTTTAGTAGATTCACTTTTGCAACACCCCTCAACAATAGGTATTGGAGTTCCTTCCTGGCAATTTTTGGATTTGTATGCTCGGCACCGCCATTTTGGTAATTACCATTTTGGCACCGATGGTGCCTGGCATGACAACCGGATTAATCTCGGCTATGCTGCCGTAGTCCGGGCGTTTCGCAAACAGACAATTGACCCATCTCTTCATTCTTTGGTTGATGCTCTTTATGATACGTCTTGGTGTGGTTTTGTTACTGCATGTGGTCTTGTTCTCCAGATTTGTGGTGAGAGGAGTGGTGGTTTTAATACCGCTCATGACAACTCTTTGTTGTTACTCTCTGCTGCTTTGGATTCTTGGTTTGAACTAGCTCCACCTCATTTGCAATCACCCCATCATTTTTCACGTTATCTTATGGTTCACCATAATTCTGATGATGGTCTTTATACTGTTCGCGATGCTGCTTTACCTTTCTTTGACCAGGTTAAGATGGCTACCTTCCTTAGGACTCGTGGATACGTTATTGAGTCCCCTTCCCGTTTCTCAACTCCAATTAACGATGTTGTCTTTTTGTCGCATAGGATAATTCCTCGGTACATTCCGTCCCTTGGTAAGACATTAAACCTTGCTGCCGGCAATTTAGAAAAAATCGAAGCTGGTTTTGGCTGGGCCAAAAACGGAGATTTGGTTATTCAACTCCAACGATA